TAATAATTCTCTATATTCAGATGCTAGATCTTTATAGAGTTGTAGCAGTTGATCAAACCTTAGTTTTTGGTCTTGGATCATACTGTCTTTTGCAGTAGGTTCTTCACCCTTATTTTTATATATACTCAAAATTAAATGTTTTTCTTACTGCTAATATACAAATAATATTATAATATATTATACTTCTTCCAATAAAGTTTTATAATGTTCTATCATTTCCTCTAATTCATCTGTTGAAAACTTACAGGTTTCCCTTGACTTTATTAGCAATTCAGTAGCTTTATCTGCATGATATTTATTATTAATAAACAAGGCATATTCATATTGTCTACCTTCTAAAAATGTATTGTCATATGCTGATTGGAGGTGTACATTCTCAGGATCCCACCTAGTACACATAAATCTTCTGCTAATAAAATGACCTGCATGACCTTTGCTTTTGTGAATAGTTTTACCTGATGTGCAGCACTTACCATAACCTTTACTATTTGTATCTCTTTCTCTTATGTATTGTGAGAAGATCTTATCTAACTTTCTTACTAATGTTTTTCTTTTTACTTTTCTTGCCATTTCATGAAGGTACAAAAAAAAAGAGAGAGCTATTAACCCTCTCTTGTAACTGTTTAGAATTTATGTTTAACTTTCCATCCAGTCCATATCATCTTGCAAACACATGTCTTGAAAATTTAAATCATCTTCATAACATTGTTTACTACAAAATATAGCACTTTCATTTATTTCATCTGTATTATAATCAGTATAAATATAAAGCTCTATTTTTTGTCTATCATATTCATGATATTCTGTTTCTACAGTTTCAGTTTCTACAACTTTTCTAGCTATAGGTTTTTTACATTTTGAACATTTTATTTTACCAAACATAATTATACTATTTGTGTTTCTAATCTTTCAATAGTATCAGGTAGTCTTAGCCATGAACTGTTCTCATGATCAATTTCAACATCCCATCCTCTAAAACATGCAACTCTAATTGCCTCTTGTATAAATTCTTTTACAAATTTTTGAGCTACTCCTTGAACTTGACACATTGTTTTAAAATGATCAAGGTTATGTATTTCAATTTGGCAACTCATATCATCTAATTCTATAAAATCAAATGAATGTAAAGTGTTAGTGTTCATAACACCTTCTAGTTTAAAGTGACACATAAATGTTACCTCTTTTCTTTCTATGTCTGTATGCAGACTAAATCTTGTTTTTTTCATATTATTTATTTTAATACTGTAAATATAATAACTTATTTACAAACTACCAAATGTTTTTAACAAAATATTATAATATACTATAAATATACTATTATAGACTATTATAATAGTACTACTATAGTATTGATTACTATTATTATATATATACTTATATATTAGAGATAAGGAAAAGGTAGATTATTCATATCAAATAAATGATGTTTAGTATGACTACCATCACAATAACCATTTTTATCCTTTGTATTACCACATTGACATTTTTTTCTTTCCATTACTTTCTTGTTTTCTCAAATGACCTACCACCAAAGTAAGCACCTACCATAAGCATAAGCAGTTGTGTAGGTAGATCTAATTCATACTTCATGAAAAAACCTGCTGCATATACTAACAACATAAATATTAGTGCCATTGGTCTTACATTCTGACTAAGCCATGATCCTGATTGTGCATCTGCCTCCCATCTTCTAGTAACAGCTTCCATCTCTGCAAGATCCATTTCTAGAAGTTTTAATGCTTGGTCTTTATCTACTGGAGGTAAAGTATTATCTTTCTTTAATATGTTCTTAACTAAACCTAAAACACCCTTGTCAGGTACAACATCAAGTAGATTGTTTATCAGACCTGAGTTTGCTAGTAGTTGTCCTACTTTTGTCTCTCTTAATGGTTTCCTTTTTTTCTTCTCTGACATATACTTTATATTTTGTTAGATTATTAATAGGATCCTTGTATGCTTCAAGTACTTGATTTCTGTTCTTACCTTCTCTGTAACTTACATGCACCCATTTAGGTGATCCATCTTCATTTTTAAACTCCCATATTAATGTATCAAACTCTAGATTACCTTTAATGTATTCAAATAATTCTGTATTAGATACTTTAGTGAAATCCATATCTATATCTAATGCTTGACCTGTCATATGTAGGCTAGTCTTACTAGCTCCTCTAAGAGCTTTATTTAGTTCTTCTCCTCTATAACCACTAGAAACATGAATAGGACAGTTAAAATGGTCTCTAATTGGCTGAAACACCTTCTCAGCTATTGTCTTTAAGTTGTCTATGTGTTCTTTTGTAGGACTGTTATCTATATCTAACCTCTTTGCTGTCTCTGATCTTACTACCTCTGCTAGTGATAAATTCTTACTTAACTTCATTTACTTACATTTTAATTTTTTTCAACCACTTATTCCATGCAGTTGATACTTTGTTGTTAAATGTTTTTACTTTATTGATTAACCATGTTAAAATTCTTACCATATTATGTCTGTTTTCTTTTTTTATGTTTATCTATTAATGCTTTTAGTTCATCTATAGTCATATCAATCTTCATTTTTAATCCTCCCTCAATAACTTCTATAGGTTTACCATCTTTATAAATTACTATTGTTGGAACTGATTTTATGCTTTTTCTGATTGCATCTGATTGTTGCTCTACATATGCATATTGTACTTTAATTCCTTTTAATCTATCTAACCCTTTGTATGTTCTACCACTATTCCACTCATAATTAAAATGGACTATACTCATTTCTTGTCCATAACTAAAAGTAGATAACAATAAAGCTAATATAAATATTCTCATTACTTATTTTTTATGATTTCAAACAGCTTTTCATCAATGTCTTTTAATTTTTCACCATTTTCTTCTACTTTTTCTTGTGTAGATATTATAGTTTCTCTTATTAATTGATCTTTTAAGTCATATTCTGTTCTTGAAACTTCAGGTTCAGGAAGTTCTTTAGCAAGTTCTATCTCTGATTCTAAACTAAAATACATACCTGTTACAGTAACTATGACAAAACCTATTGTAACAAGATTTTCAACTGTTATATTTAATTTTTTACTTTTTATTTTATCTAAATCATCTGACATTTTATATATATTTTTTTATTATTATTCTAACAAAGTTTATCTCCTTGTTTATATTGACTAGCAGATTCATTTCCATTCATTCCATTTGCTGATGCATCCATACTTAAATTACTATTCCAATTATAATTTTCATTACAATTACAATTTATGTCATAACTACTTCCACACCCATTATTACAACCTGAACCACTACCATAAGCACCTACATTACCTCCACTTGTACAACCACTAGGATAAGTATTATCACCACCCATTATCTTAGATAATGGCCAGTACCCTGGGTTTGTTCCTTGAGTAAAATTAACATAATGATACACCTTATGCTCTGTATATTCTGTGGCATCTGTTCTTTTATATCTTTTATCTCTCATTACTGGAGAATAATTTGATGATGGCCTACCATTATTTCCATTCCAACTATTAGAATAACTTGCATAATTTGACCAACCATAACTAGAATGATGATATTGAGCCCTTGCATTAGAACTCCAACTAGCATTAGCTGACATTTGTAGATGAGCCCAAGATTGACTTTGTGGAGATTTCCATTCATGATCATTATTAATATAATAATCTGCAATCAATGAATATGTTGCAGGTACTGATGTAGTAGCTTGTACTCTTGATCCTTGTGTTTCTCCTGCTGAATTTATAGCATAAGCCCATGCATAGTAAGTTGTTCCTGTGCTAAGACTGCTAAATGTCCTATTATATGAACCAGTTCCACTACCACTTGTGTATTTAGTATTGCTAGTCATATTACCACTTGTACCAAAATAGAACCCTCTCTCTGTAACAGTACATCCATTATCAGCAGTTACATTTCCATTTGCTCTCATTGATGTAAAACTTACATTTGACATAGCATCAGTTGTAATGCTTGGAGCTGTACATGATTGATAACCATAAAACTCAGACATTTGATCAGGTGGTGTATCAAATCCTGCATCATCTGCTAGAGTTCCAAGTGATACATTTGTATCTGTATCATTCCCATTTACTTCTTGGTTAATGTCTGCTCTTAATCTTAATTGTCCTGAACTTGGTACTGGCATAGTTTAATTTTTTTAAGCATCTACTAAATCTTCACAACCCCTTCTCTGTTTTAAATGGTCATAACAATATGATAGTAAATTTTTGTTATTCAAATCTTCTTCTGATATATTATCAATGTGTACTGTATCACCTTCTATTTCCATCATTCTGTCATATAGATTCTTTGTTCTTGTTTCTTTGTCAAAATATACATTGAATTTATATTGAACATTAAAATGTTTATCAACTGTTGAATTTTCATGATCTCTTATAAAATCAATTAAATGTAAAGCACACATCTCTATAAGAACATAAACATCTTTTTCTTCTTGTACTAAAACTTCTTTTTGTGGATATTCAGTAACAGTTACAATCTTCCCTCTGTTTTCATACTGAGCATGATCTTCAGGTAAATCATCAGGAATCTTTACATTTTCTATAATATCTGGTTCAGCATTTAAATCCTCTTGCCATTCATAAAACCTTATTGTTCCTTCTAGTGCCATATCTATTTATTTTTTACAATTATTACATTTATCACTTAATTCCTTAACAGCTTCAATTAATAACCCAATTAGACCATTATAATCTACTGCTTTAAAGCTATCCTCATTTTTAAGGCTATCAACTTCTCTTACAAGTTCAGGCATTACTTTCTCTAGCTCTTGTGCTATTATACCACCTGATCTTTTATCTTCTCTATCTATCCAGTCAAATGTTACACCTCTTAACTTGTCTAACTTTTCTAATGGATTTTCAATTACCTTGACATTTTCTTTTAATCTTTCATCAGAAGGAGTAGTTGTAGAGTATGCAATCACATCTCCATCAGCATGGAAATCTCCATCTGCTTCAAATCTAAACTCATTAGAACCATTTATGTAAAGGTCTATTTGAGTATTATCTGTAAACTCTATATAATCTGTAGAATCTAATCCAATATACTGGACTGCTCTAAGATCTGATGCAACCTTAGCTGCTGTTACAGAATCATCAGCAAGTTTTGCTGTTGTAACATTAGCATCTAATATCTTAGCTGTAGTAATTGCATCATCAGCAATCTTAGCTGTAGTTATATTAGCATCTAAAACTTTTGCAGTTGTAATGTTTGCATCAAGAATCTTTGCAGTTGTAATATTGTCATTTAATATTTTAGCTGTTGTAATATTGTTGTCAGCTATTTTAGCAGTTGTTACATTTGCATCTACAATAGATGCTGTTACTACTGAATCTGCTGCTAACTGGTCAGCTCCTACAGCATCATCTGCTATTTTAGCTTGTGTTACAGCATCATTTGCAATAGTTAATGCAGTTCCCCCAGTAACTTCACCAGTATGTGTTTGGTTATATAAGTTGCTAGATCCTTGTGTTAGATTATCAGTAGTTGAATTTGTTTCATCTATTAACTTAATCCAGTTACCTGCATGTGCAAAATATCCTTTACCTGTACCATGTACATGTGCAAACATACCATGATAAGTAGATGCACTTGGTAAATCACCTTCTACTGAATACATATTAGCATATAAGATCTTACCAGTTGTTGTAATGTTGTAAGATTGAGCATCTAAATTACCCCCTAGTTGTGGTGTAGTATCTTCTACAACATTGTTAATACTTACTGCTTGTACTCTTGCATCTGTATAATACAAATTGGTCTGCTCTGTTATTGCTGATGTGTTTAAAGTTATGTCTGCTGTGCCATCAAATGCAACTCCTGATATATTTCTAGATGTTGCAAGAGCTGTTGCAGTTGCAGCATTACCTGTAGTAGATCCTGATGAACCACTTGTGTTTCCAGTAACATTACCAGTTACATTTCCTACTAAATTACCAGTAATATCTCCACTAGCTCCTATAGTTCCAACAGATATATTAGGTGTACCTGTTAAGTTTGCTGCTGTTGTAGCTGCAATACCTAATCCATCAACATAAGATTTAGTAATGTGTGCTTGTACTTCTGATTGGCTAGGTCCTGTGTATGTAAAAGCTCCAGTTCCTGAATTGTAACTAAATGAACCATCTCCTCCTGCATCAACAGCACTAAAGTCTGATAATCCAATACCACTTTGAGTATTATTTAGTGTAAGTGTTCCTGCAACATCATTGTAAACAGCACTAATACCACTACCACCAACAATTAAACTAGCTACTTGGTCATCTATTCTTTCATTTGTTAGATATTTATTTGTAGATCCCTCAGGTAAATCATCTGTATTAACTTGATTTGCTCCTGTTCCAAAGTCAATTAAATCATCACTAATAGAATCTGCTGCTAAACTTACAGCTCCACTAGCTACACTAAAATGTGATGATGAGAAACTAGCTACACCCTTTGCACTTGTAGATGCATCTGTTCCTGCAATAGTGAAATTTGGATAAGTACCTGATGCACTTAATCCTGTAGCACTTGTTGCAGAAATAGCAACTGTTTGGTCAGGTGATGAGTTGGTAATAGTTAATGTATTAGCTACATCATCATAGGTTTTTGTTATACCTGTCCCTGCAACTACTAAACTAGCAACTCTGTCATCTACTCTCTCCTCTGTAAAATACTTATTAGCACCTTCACTTAAATCTGATGTTGATTTACTTGATAAATCTAAATTTGCACCTACTTGTAAAGCAATTCTTGCATCCACCCTTGCATTGGTTAGATATAAATTGGTTCCTTCAGAAAGATCAGATGTTGATTTAGCTGCTAAAGCTGCATCAAATCTTGCCTGTGTGTAATACAAGTTAGATCCCTCTGTAATATTTGCTGTAGTTAATGAAATATCTGCACTTCCATCAAAAGCAACACCTGCAATATTTCTACTTGTTGCCAATGTTGTAGCTGTAGAAGAATTACCAGTTAAAGCTCCAGTAAAAGTTGTTGCTGCAACAGAAGTTAATCCACTTATATTAGGATTTAATGCTATTGTTAAAGCATTACCTGCTGATGTTGTTGTTATTTCATTACTTGTACCTGCTATTGTAAAGGTTTCTGTATCTAAATCTATAGATTGTGTACCTCCTGAATCACCTTGAAAGTCAAGATCACTTGCAGTTACCTGTGCATCTACATATGCCTTTATACTTTGCTGAGTTGCTAAAGCTGTAGAGCTATTAGATGCCATGTTATCTTCATCCTTGAAGTCTGTTATTGTTAGAACACCATCACTTAGTGAACCAAATGTTAGTGTACCTGATACTGTAGAGTTTCCTGAGATATTTCCACTCAGGTCTCCAACAAATGCATTACCTGTTATAGTACCTGTTGCTGTTAAATCTCCTGCATTGTTAAGACTTATACCTGATGATGTCCCTAAACCATCAGAAATCACCTTTAAAGATGAAGTAAGCCCATCATTATCTCCTACTTTTAATAGAGAATCATAACTGGATGCAATAGATATTCCTGTTAAACTACTTGCCATTTTTTATTGTTTTAAATTTATTGTTTATATATCTCATTAACTTTATAATGTTTTTTTGCTTAGGTTTATATGTTTTCATAGTACCCATCCTTGAAATGTTGGTTCATCTCTATCAGGATATATATCATCATTTGTGTTAGATGTATACTCAGGATAAGATGATTGATTAAAATCCATAAACTGTATAAACCTTCTTGTGTAATATTCAGCAAGAGTTCTTTCTTTTTCCACTAAATAGTCCACTTCATTCTTATCTACTGTCTCTGCATTTTCAGAAACATGCTTAAAAATTCCTCCTTGCTTAATTTGATAGGCAGCAAAAGGAAGGAAATCAACCATAGCATAATGTATTACCATAGGCTGTACATGATTGACTAATAATGTCTCATAGACTGTACCACTTATGGTATCATTAGTAATCATTGTTTGTAACTTTGTGTATAGATCTGTTCCTAGATAGTTTTGCACATGTATTTCTTGTGCTATTTCTACAAAATGCATTAGCTTATCAGCCTGTACATTCCCATCTATTATAGTACTCTTTACTAAATCATTTCTATTTATAAATAATGCTGTTGCCATGTCTATCTAGGTGTTTTAAAATCTTTAGGTTTAAGGAAACCTCTATTCTTCATATCTCTAGGTCTCTTTGCTACCTTTATATCATTAGTAGGTAGATCAACCCCTTTTCTTTTAGCTTCATTTACAGAAGTAGGTCTATCATTTTGTAGTCCTTCATTAGGTAAAAATCCACCTTTATCATTTCTTTTTCTGAAATATACCTTTCTCATCCAAAAATGCTGACATGATCCACCTCCTTTGTAGAACCAAACACTATAAGTATCAGCTCCTCTAGGTCCCCATCCTGCATTTACTGCCTTTTTATCCATAGATAGTATATCTTCTTTCCTATAAATCTTACCTGCTGCTAACATCTTTCTGCAAAACTCTCTTGTATTTGCACTAACAATATTAGGTGCATACTGATACCTTACTTTAAAAAGTCCAACATCTTGTGAACTTTTACTATTTGGTGTTGCTGTTCCTGTAGATGCTAGTTTTAACATCTCATTTTGTTTATCATCTAGGTCATAATCAACTTCTTCTTCACTAATTAGGTCCCAATTCTCTAAGTTTTCTTCTTCACCTAGTTCAATTAAATCATCTGCAACTAAATTACTAGGATGATTGTCAGTTCTATATACCTTTTTCTCTTTTTTGAGACTTAATTTCTGTCCTGTTTCTTCTTCTCTAGTCTCTTTATCTGCCACATTTGTTAGATCTGTAAACTCTAAAGGCTGTAATGTTTTAAAGTATAGCTTCAATGATATACTATTGTATGCTAATATCTTATCAAATGCATCAATCATTAAGTTTTGGAAAGGTCTAATAACCATATTATCCATAAGTATAGATGCTTTCTCTAACTCATCTGCATTGTTTCCAAGACCTGTATTATTTTTCACACCTAAAAGCATTGGACTTACAATTCTATGAGCTACTAATATCTTTTCTTGTGATTCTGTAGATAGGAATTGATACTGTTGATGTGCATCAGATAACTGTATT